ATTGATTGATGAGGAGTTTTTGTTATGGATTATAATTACACCACGATGATTGATGTGATTAAGCGTATCGCCGAAGATGATAGCCCTCGTCACATTCGTCGTCAACTTGCTCGTCTGACCTCTGATGAGAAGCGCAAAGTCCGTGATTTGATGGACTATGTTGAACTTGAATTAAGAGAGGTTTAAAGTTTATTCCGTGATAGCTCAGTTGGTAGTAGCGAAGGTCTGTTAAACCTTAGGTCCCTGGTTCGAGTCCAGGTCACGGAGCCAAAATTTATACCCCGACCTGATAGGGAAGCTATCTAGGAGGATATGGGAATCGAGGTCGAGACTGATACGAATAGGGTTCAGTTACGTTGGTGAAAATCCAGCTCGGGTGCCAATTTATGCCGGAGTAGCACAGTGGTAGTGCAGCGGTTTTGTAAACCGAAGGTCGGGAGTTCAAGTCTCTCCTCCGGCACCATTTTTGGAAAGGTGGGAGAGTGGTTTAATCCAGAGGTCTAGAAAACCTCCGTACGGCAACGTACCGTGGGTTCGAATCCCACCCTTTCCGCCAATCAAAAAAACTATTGACTTATTTAATTGGATAGAGTATATTAATAATAACACGAGCGAGTATAAACGCTGTTAAGCCTGCAACGTGTATAAATTTAAGACGCAGGTGGGAATGACGGAAGCCTTCATTAGAAAGATCGTCGTTGTTTTAAAAACTGAAAGAAAGTGAATATAATATGACTAAGACAGAAAAAGTACTTGCTGCTCTAAAGAACGGCGAAAAACTAACAGCAAAACAGATTGAATCTCGCTTTGGTGTAGGTAATGCTCGTGCTACTGTTTCTGCACTTCGTATGCAGGGGTTTGCTATCTATTCTAACCCAACAACAAATAGCAAGGGTGAGACAAAGAACTTCTATCGTCTCGGTACTCCTTCACGTGAGGTTGTTGCTGCTGGCTACCGTGCTCTAGCGGCAGCATAAGGTAATGCGAGGGGTAGTTTTTTCTCCTTCTCCTATCCCTCGCTAACTTTATATCATGAACATTATTCTTTTTGACGTAGATGGAACATTGACACCAAGCCGTGGCACAATGAATTCAGAATTCAAACAATACTTTTTAAATTTTCAAAAGAAATTCAAAGTGTGTTTTGTTACAGGTAGTGACAACGCAAAGACCATAGAACAAGTTGGTTCCGATGTATTTGCTGCTACACAATACTCGTTCAATTGTTCTGGTAATGAAATTTACAAGAATGGAAAACTTCAATCCACTACTGGTTGGACTGCTCCAGATACGTTAATTGATTATCTTGAGATTTGTTTGGAGCATACACATTATACAGAAAAGTGTGGCAATCATATTGAGCGCAGACCTGGTATGGTAAACTTCTCAGTTGTTGGTAGAGATGCGACTCAAGAACAACGAGACTTATATTATGAATGGGATAAGAAGCACAACGAACGGTCACAAATTGCTACGGCAATCAACTGGCGTTGGGCTAACGAACTCCAAGCAGATGTTGGTGGAGAAATTAGTATCGATATCTTTCCAAAAGGCAAAGACAAATCACAGATATTAGATAATTTTAAAAACAAAGACCAGATCACTTTCTTTGGTGATAAGACTGAAGAGGGTGGTAACGATTACACTCTTGCAAAAAGAATTATTGATGAAAGAAGAGGTGAAGTGTTTCAAGTGAAAGACTGGAAAGAAACTTGGAAAAAACTAAAAAGTATGTACATGATTGACGATAATGTATAAATAATAGTGAGGATGCCTAATGGGTCCTCGTAACATAAATCTCGCTTATTAAGGAGGTAGCTATGACTACATATGATTCAATTCGTAAATTTGACCCATTCTTTGTTGGTGCTGACCGTCTTTGGAGACATATTGATGATCTTCACAGAGCAGCGGAAACACCAGTATCAAAGTACCCACCATATAATATTCTCAAACAGGATGAAGACCACTACTCTATTGAGATGGCAGTGGCTGGATTCACTGAAAAGGATCTTGACGTGACGCTTGAGGATGCAAAACTCACAGTCACTGGAAAGGTGGAAGAAAAAGATGAAGTTAATCTTCTTCATCGAGGGATTGCTAATCGATCCTTCACTCGGCAATTCACACTTGCTGACACAATTGAAATTGAAGGAGCACACCTCGAACACGGTATGCTCACGATCAGCCTTAAAAACATTATCCCCGATAGTAAAAAGCCTAAGAAAATTGAAGTTACGACCGGAGATAAACTGCTTGAAGTAAAGTCAGAACCAGAACTTCTGACTGAAGAATGAACGAGAGAGGGAGCTTCGGCTCCCTCTTTTTTTAAAAATAATGCATTTTATGGGTTGACATTATTATTAAAACGTTATATACTCTATATATGATGAGAAAACAGACAGTGAAAGAGAGTTTGTTATGAGTAACGAAGTTCAAGAATATATCAAGAGCATGAAAGGGGATAATGATCCTTGGCATGGCACTGATCTTCAGGGTTACAAGGATCTTAACAACGTCCAGAAAGGTAAGGTTGGTGAGTTTTATGTTTCTAATTATATGAATAATGAACTTAATAGTAAAGTTCTGCCTGCTGATTGTGGCAATAATGGCCCGTATGATCGTATTATTGATGATATAAACACTGAAATTAAATTCAGTGCTGCTCACAGTGATAACAAGGCAGATGTTCCTACGATTAAAAGAAACAAACGTGGTGAAGTGAATTGGACAATTAATCATGTCGCAGTAGAAAAGTGCTGGGAACGACTTATTTTTTGTGGAATGGATTTAGTGAATGGTGTTGCAGTCCCTAACCTTGTATGGTGTACGAAACAGGACTTTATAAATTGTTTGGATGAAACGACTTTCTTCAAATCTCAACAGGGTGGTAAGAACGGAAATAATGACGATTTCATGTGTGCTGGCGCAAATGTAATAAAATGGATGAAATCTGAGTACACAAGGGATATTGTTGAATGGAAATAAAATTAGGTGAATGTCTAGAGAAACTTACAGAGTTATCCGATAACTCTGTAAATATGGTTATGGCTGATTTACCATACGGTACGACTGCTTGTAAATGGGACAGTATTATACCATTAGAACCTCTTTGGAGAGAATTGGAACGTGTAACAATGGACAATTCTGCTATGGTATTTACTGCACAACAGCCATTTACAACAATTTTGGCTTCATCTAATCTTAATGATTTTAGATATGAGTGGATATGGGAGAAACCACAAGGAACAAATCCCATGAACGCTAAAGTGATGCCACTCAAATCACATGAGAACATACTTGTGTTCTATAAAAAGAAACCAGTGTATAATCCTCAAATGTGGTACTCAACACCATATACTGGATTTTCATCTGATGAATCTAAAATTGGTGAAGTGTACGGTAGTGCAAAATCAAAACACCGTGATAATCCAGATGGATCACGATATCCAAAAACGGTGCAGAAATTCAAACAGGAAAAAGGATATCACCCAACACAAAAACCTGTGGCTCTAATGGAGTATTTAATAAAGACATATACCAATGAGGGGGACACAGTTTTGGACCCAACAATGGGTAGTGGCACTACAGGTGTTGCATGTGTAAATACAAACAGAAATTTCATAGGTATTGAACGGGATGAGAAATACTATGAAATGGCAAAATCTCGCATAGACGAATCTATAGGTATTATTAAATATATTGACATTTGATTATGAAAGTAGTAATATACAAATATGACAAAATTCTACACAAATGTTTCCCGATATGGTTCCAGCATTCTCTATGTTGGTTATGAAAATGACAGAAGAGTAGTGACTCGTGAAAAGTTCGAGCCTACTCTTTTTCTTGCAACCAACAAACCATCAAAGTATCGAACTCTTGATGGCACTAACGTCGATGCCATTCAACCTGGTTCAATGCGAGAATGTAAAGAGTTCATTGAAACTCACACTGCATCCAATTTCAACGTCTATGGTAATACTGACTATGTTGCTCAGTTCATTAACAAGAAGTTTCCAAACGGCTGCGAGTTTGACAGATCAATCCTCAATGTCACATTCATTGATATCGAAGTTGAATCTGACCAAGGCTTTCCTCACCCTAAAGATGCGGCATTCCCTATTACTGCGATTACGGTTAAGAACAATGTAGACCACATCTATCATACGTGGGGCATCGGCGAGTATGATTCTTCAAAATGTATGATAAACGATATCAAGATTGACTATATTCAATGCAAAGACGAACATGCCTTGATGACAAAATTTCTTGCATTCTGGCAGATGAACTATCCAGATGTTGTCACTGGTTGGAACTCTGAAGGGTTTGATATTCCATATCTTATCAATCGTACAACAAGATTGTTCGGCGAAGAAGAAACGAAGCGATACTCAATTAATCGTCTCGTGCCTTCAATGAGAACCGACAAGTATACTGGCGAGATTTCATTCAGTATTTCTGGTATGTCGCAACTTGACTATATGCGATTGTTTAAAAAGTTCACATACGTTACCATGGAATCTTATTCGCTCAATCATGTTGCGAGTGTGATTCTTGGTGAGAAGAAGATTGACTACTCTGAATTTGCGTCTCTCAACGAACTCTACACGAAAGACCATCAGAAGTTTATTGACTACAACATCAAAGATGTTCAGTTGGTAGAACGTCTTGATGATAAGATGGGTCTGATTTCTCTGTGTATGACTTTGGCTCATAAAGCAAATGTAAACTATGACGTGGCTTTTGGTTCAACAAAGATATGGGATACATACATCTATAACATCCTTCAGAAGCAGAACATCGTTCTTACTGAACAGAAACCAGTAATGAATGACCGAAGCATCGAAGGCGCTTATGTCAAAGATCCAATCAAGGGTATGCACAAGTGGGTATGTTCTTTTGACCTCAACAGTCTCTATCCACATTTGATTATGCAATATAATATGAGTCCAGAAACGATTGTCAATGGTATTATGCCCGGAGCAAATGTTGATTCATTATTGAAAGAAACTCAGTTTGATATTCCAGAAAATCATGGCATGACTGCTACTGGTCAATTGTTTTCAAATCAAAAGAAGGGTGTGTTCCCAAGCATCATTGATAAGTTATATGCTGAACGTTCTCAGATTAAAAAAGATATGCTTCAGGCAAAACAAGAACTTGAAGACATGGACAAATCTGATAAATTTAAAAGATATGAAATTGAAAAACGTATCAGTACCTATGACAATCAGCAGATGGCAATCAAAATTCTCATGAACTCTCTCTATGGTGCATTGAGTAATGTTCACTTTCGTTACTATGATATTCGCATGGCAGAAGCAATTACCATCTCTGGTCAGTTGTCTGTTCGTTGGGCAGCAAATACTGTCAATGCCTATCTT